GGCTCGGACTGCCGTGGCGCGAATACGTCGAGGATTACAAACTGGAGATCGTCCGCTCCGGCTACCACAAGGGCGAATCATGGGAGGACACCGCCGGGGTAGATTCACGCGGTCGGATTGTGGCCGCACCGTATGAACCGGGAGATGTCGCCACCCAGATCGTGATCCTGACCGTGGACGTGCAGATGGATCACTTTTTCGCCGTCATTCGCGCATGGAGTGCCAACGGATCATCCCGCCTCGTCTGGAATGAGCGCATCCTTTCTTGGCACGACATCGAGGCATTGCAGGAACGCTTCTCGATCTATCCGAGCCTCGTGTTCCTTGATGCCGGCCACGCGACCTACGACGTTTACCGGGAATGCTCGACCCGCGGCTGGATTGCATTGATTGGCGACCGGAGGGCGACGTTCGTTCACCGCGTCCGCGAAGGCCGATCCATCCAGCGGTTTTACTCGCCCCGGCGCAAGGTCGTGCTCGCGCACAACCGGCATTGCTTCGTCCACTACTGGAGCAACCTGAACATCAAGGACACACTCGCCCGGCTGCGGCGGAACCAAGACCCCGAGCGAGGGGCGACATGGGAGGTTCCTGATGACATCGACGACGACTATCTCGCGCAGTTGGAGAGCGAGCAGCGGATAAAGGAAAAGGGCGTCTGGATGTGGAAGCAGATCGGGAGCCGCCCGAACCACTACTTCGACTGCGAGGCGATGCAGGCGGCAGCGGCGACGATGCTCAAGATTGTCGGGCGCGAGTCCGTGCCAGAGCCGGTTGACGCTCCGACGGAGGCGTGACCCAGCAAGAGCAGATCGATGAGGCGGTCAAGCATTTGGGTGACACCCCCGTCACCCCGGAAGATCCCCGGCCATTTTGGTTAAGATTGTTGAGATCGATTAGGATCAAGCTGTCAGGACTCCCAAAAAGACCAAAAATCGAGATCACCGGAGGGACCGACTTCTAAAGCGGGCAATTGACAAGGCGGCAGGAGGACAATGAAGACAATCCTTCAATTCGCATTCGCCAAACTCGCCAAGCTGGACATGGCAACCCTGCGCCAAATCTGGGCTGCCATCGACCAACTCGTCTCCGGCTTCGAGCTGGCCAGGTTCAATGACGGCTCGATGACCGGGACCCAGAAACTCGAATACGTCCTTGAGCGTGTCGGCACCCTGATCCCGCATGACCGCAAGGAAATCGGCACCCAGATCATCCGGGCCATCGTCGAGATTGTCCTGATCGGCATTCGACTGAAAGGCGGTGCCCGGTGAAATTCTCCAAAGTCGAAATCCTTCTGATTGCCGGGGCCGCAATCAATGCGCTGGCCGAACTCGCGAACCTGCTTCCGGTCGAGGTGAGCGGAAAAGTCACCGCCGCACTCCTCGCCCTCTGGGCGATGCTGCGGTTTGTCCTGCGATTCCTCCAGGCGTCACCCGCCTCGTTGCAGGAAATCGAAAACCTCCGGGGCGAGCTCCACGGGCGGGTCAATGAAATTGAGGCCAAACGAGCCGAACCCATCATACCGCAGAAATGAAGCCGGAAGCCACCATCGAGAATCCCCGGTTCAGGCGTGCTCTGGATTTTGTCCTGAAGTGGGAAACCGTCTTTGACCGCAAGGGCAATGCCGTCGCAGAAAACGACCCGGACGACCCCGGCGGGCTGACCAAGTTCGGCATCGACCAGCGGTCCCACCCGAACGCGAACATCCGGGCACTGACCAAGGAACTCGCGGCGTCGATTTACCACCGGGATTATTGGCTCCCAGTCCAGGCGCACGAGCTTCCGGTCCCGGTCGGAGAGGTTGTTTTCGACATCGCGGTCAACAACGGGAAGGCGAGGGCGGTCCAATGGCTGCAGGAAGCGGCAGGGGTCATCACAGACGGCTTCATCGGCCCGGTCACGCTCAAGGCGGCAGGGGAGGCGGATGCTGCGAAGCTTGCCGCAAAACTGATCTCCCGACGGGCCACGTTCTACCGCAACATCGCCAAGGGTCGGAAGGCCAAGTTCCTCAAAGGATGGCTGAACCGCAATGAGGCACTCAAGGCGTTCGCGGCAACCACCGTCGCTTGACACCCGGCCTGCGGTGTCATGGCACGCGGACTTTTCATTACCGGATTCACAGTCGCCGAGGTTGTCGCCATCCAGGCGAAGGCGAAGCAGATGCTCATGGAGGGCAAAACCCTCATGTCGTGGGGCGACAGCGGATCGTCCGTGACAAAGCAGTTTCCGATGCAAGTGCAGGACGTACTCGAAGAATGCGATCACGCGCTGCGGGTTCTCGATCCTGCGACCTACGGGTCGCGAAGGACCACCGCCGTTTCCGTCGTCGTCGGCTACCTCCCAAAATGAACCGGTTTCTTGCCACTATCAGCAGGCTCTTGCCCACCGCCTGGTTCGGCCCCTACGAATCGGCCAACCCATCGCCGCGACGCGGGCGGGTTCCCGGTTCCGCGCCACGGGACGCGAAGCTCGATCTGACACACGGCATTCGCTCGGAGCTGGTCCGCCGTTCCCGTTACCTCCAGAAAAACTCGGGGTTCGTCCGCGAGCTGGTTGGCAACATGGCTATTTACTCGACCGGCGACGGGATCAAGCCGCAGGCCCAATCGCCCGATCAGGAATGGAACCGTGCCGCCGAGGAGCATTTTGCCAACTGGTCGGCGCGGTGCGAGGTCACGGGCAGGTTTTCGTTCGAGGAATGCCAGAGCCTTGTTTGCCGAGGGATCGACGTGGACGGCGAATACTTCGTCCACAAGACGCGCGATCCTATCGGGCGTCCGGCGCTCCAGTTGATCGAAGCCCACAGGATCGGCGACGCAGCCGGAGGCACCGAGACCGTGGACGGCATCGGGCTCGACGGGGTAGGTGCGCCCGTTTTCTATCGTCTGCTCCTCGACGAAGGCACCTACCGGGATCTTCCGGCATCCGGCGTCTTGCATGTGTTCGAGCCAGAATCGGTTTCCGCCGTGCGCAACCCGGCCACGATCCAGCATTCGATCAATCACATCCTCGACGAAATCGAACTCCTCGCGTTGGAGAAACACGCAGTCAAGGACAACGCGGACGTGGCCCGCGTCCTGAAGACAGCGCGCGGCGAGGTCGAGGGCGATGGGGATTTCTCGCTCAGGACCGGGAGCGCAGGCGGACCCGATTCCAGCGACCCGGCAGCACTCCAGAAGATTGTCGGAGGAAAGCTCGTTGCCTTGAAACCCGACGAGTCTCTCGACAGCTTCCAGTCGAACCGGCCCAGCCCCACCTTCACCGGATTCCTTGAACATCTCCGGCGCGATTCCGCGCTCGGCGTGCTGCCGTTCGAGTTCGCCGCCGACTCTTCCAAGATCGGTGGAGCGGGCGTGCGTCTCGTTGTGGCGAAGGCCGACCGGCGGTTCTCGTTCCGCCAACTCATCTTGATCCAGCGGTTCATCCGCCCCGTTTGGGCTTATGTGATCGCTGATGCGATCCGGACTGGAGCCCTACCTTTCGTAAAAAACTGGCAACGCGTCAGCGCGACCACCCCGCGCCGGATCACGGTCGATGCGGGCCGGGAGGCGCAGCAGAACCGGGCGGACGTGGAGATGGGACTCAAGACCCTGAGCGAACACTTCGCCGAACAAGGCATGGACTTCGAGGAAGAGATGCGGATCCGAGCACAGAACGCCCGGCGCATCCTCGATCTTGCCGCCGAATACCGCATCCCGCTCGAAATGCTCTGGCGACCGGGAGGTGGGACCAACGCCACGCCAGCGGTAGGAGAACCCGAAGAAGCGCCTGTCACCAATGGCGTCCGGCAGGGCGGTTGATTGACATCGCGCACGGGTTTGTGAAACCCGCCGAAGTCCTTTTTCTCAAACAACCGTGGCTGATCACCCCGGAGGCACACGCCGCGATGGTGGCTGCGTCCCGCTCGTTATTCGACACGCATCCACCACAGATCACGCTCGAGGCAGAATCCCCGCTTCTGAGCATCGCGGACGGTGTCGGGGTGATCGCGGTCAGCGGCCCGATCATGCGCAAGCCCGGGCTCATCGCGCAGATCCTGTTCGGCGCGACGGATACCGATGAACTCATCGCGGCGTTGGCCGAGGCGGGAGAACGCGCCGATGTCTCGGCGGTCCTGCTCGACATCGACAGCCCCGGCGGGAGCGTGAACGGCACGCCCGAGCTGGCTCAGGCCGTGGCCGATCTTTCACGGACGAAATACGTCTATGCTTTCAGCGCGGGCCAGATGTGCAGTGCCGCCTACTGGGTCGCATCCCAATGCGATGCCATCTACGCGACCCCCAGCGCGCGAGTCGGCTCCATTGGCGTGATCCTGCCGGTGATCGACTCGAGCGAGGCGATGCGCAGCGTGGGCATCAAGGTCGAGGTGTTTGCCGCAGGCAAATACAAGAGCGCGGGCACGCCCGGTGTGCCGCTCACCGACGACCAGCGTCAATGGCTGCAATCCGATGTCGAGGAAATCGCCGCCGAGTTCCACGCGGCGGTGCTCGCGCGAGGGCGGAAGATCCCGGCGGAAGCGATGGAAGGTCAGACGTTTTTCGCCAGGAAAGCGATGCGCTTCAACCTCGCGGGAATGGCCAAGAACCGGGATGAAGTGCTCGGGCGGTTGCGTTCGCTGCACGTTCGGAGCGCCGCTGCGTCAGCCCGTGCGGTTGACACGGGAACTGGGGGTGAGATGAAAACCCTCGACCAGGAACTCGAAGAGGCGCGGCAGCAAATCGCGCAGATGGAAACCGCGCACGCCGCAGCGCTCGATGCCGCCAAGGCCGATCTCCAAACCCGCATCGACGATGCCGCGGCCAAAGTCGCGAAGCTTGAAGCCGATGCGCAGGCCCGCGAGGCACTCCTTTCCCAAGCCGGGATCAAGGCGGAATCGTTGACCGCCGAACTCGCCGAAGCACAGGCCGGGCGCGACCGCATCGAAGCCGATCTTGTCGTGGCCCGTCAGAACATCGAATCGCTTACCGGCCAGAAGGCGGAGAGCGAGGCACAGCTCGCGACGCTCACCACCCGCAACAAAGACCTCGAAGCCCGCGAGCAGAACATCGAGACCCGCGCCTCGAAACGCGCGGTCGAGATCGTCGCATCAACCGGGACGCAGGCTCCGGCCCCGGTCACGCCCAAGGGCGACCGTCAGACCGAAGACCTCGTCGCCCGCTTCAAGGCAATCAGCGACCCGAAAGAGCAAACCCTTTTCTGGCGGTCCCTCACCGCCCAGCAGCAGGCCCAGATCCTCTCCAGCACCGCCAACCAGTAATCCGCCATGCCCAACACACTCACCAACGTCAAAGACATCAAGGTCGCCCAAGCGGCTCTCCAGCCGTTCATGGCGACGCTCCTGCCCATGCGGGCGTTCTCCTCGAACTTCTCGCCGGAGCCCGCTGACAAACTGGACACCGTTCGCGTGCCCATCGTCGGCGCTCCTTCCGCCGCGAGCGATTTCGCCGGGAGTTACACGGCGAATGCCGATTCGACCATCGATGTCGCCCCTGTCACACTCAACCGGCACAAGTTCAAGACCGTCCACGTCACAGCCCGAGAGGCGGCTGAGACGGCTCTCAACGTGCTGGAAGCACTGGTGGCCAGCGCCGTGAAGCAACTCGCCCAGGACGTGTTGCAGGACATCTTTTCCGAAATCACCCAGGAGAACTACGGCGCGCCCGCCATCCCGGCACTCGCCTCCACGGCTTTCGACTACAAGAAGGTGCTCGGGGTCCGGGAAGCGTGCGCCACCGCGAAGATGCCCGTCGGCGACCGTGCGCTCGTGCTCGACGGCGCCTACTTCACCAACCTGCTCGGCGACGACATCGTAGCCAAGAGCTTCGTGACGCCCATCGCGCAGCCGAGCGTGGTCGAGGGCCTCATCCGCCGGTTGGCCGGGTTCGACGTTTACGAAACCTCGATCCTGCCGGAGAACAACGAGAAGTTGGTCGGGTTTGCCGCGCACCCGAGCTGCCTCGCGGTGGCCATGCGCTACCTGCAGCCGGTGGCCGACTACGACGAGGCGGGCGCGGTGACCGACCCGGATACCGGACTCACCTTCGGCTACCTCCGCTACACCGAGACCAGCAGCAACCGCATCTTCGTGACCGTGGAGTGCCTCTACGGTTTCAAGGTCGCCATCAAGAACGGCCTCAAGCGGATTGTCAAAGGCAACGCCTCGTAACCCCAAACCGACAACCACACCATGATCCCATTTGCCAAAACCGGCGACGCCGGAACGACTCTCAGCCACGCAGTCATCCCCGCCGGAGGGCGGGACCGGGTGCGCGTCCAATATGTCAGCGCGACCTCCGACAAAGCGGCATCGCTGCTCACTTTCCGCTCCGCATCCGAAACCGCGACTGTGCTCGCCGCCAGCGCGTCCAACCAGAAGGTCATCGGTGCCGCGCCGTATGCCGGTGCGGCGCAGAACGACGTGGTTGTTCTTCTGAGCAAGGCCACCGGCCAGGCGATCCGGGGCGTGGTCGATGCCGTGGACGCCGTGGCGAAAACCATCACGCTCAAAGCCAACCTCGGACTCGCGCTCGCTCCCGGCGACACCGTCCACCTGATGGTGGCGAAAGGGCAGATCCCGGTTGGCGCGGCGACCAAGGAGGCGAATGCCCCGACCGTCTTCGCCGCGCTCGAAGGCCCGGTGCTGGTGGAACTCGACGGCACCGCAGCCTGCCGGATCAATCTGGTCGCGGGAGAGTATTTCTGACTTTGCCAGCCCGGCCCGCCGACAACCCCCGCATCGGAAACGGTGCGGGGGTTGTCGTATCCCGGCAGCGCGGCAGCAATCGCCCGGTGCCGGGACGTTGACACGGGCCGCCGGGCATGTCGATTCAGGACGAAATGGCCGCCGATGCGGCTGAGATACTTGCGGAAATCGGGGAGTCTGTGACTTGGAACGGGCAAACTTACCCGGCACTGGTTTCTGATCCGACAATCGGTGAAGATCTAGGCCTCGGGGGATTTTCTGAAACGGGCGACTTCACCGTGAAGATCATGCGTTTGGCATTTGGCACCGCACGCCCGAAGCTTGGGGAGATCATCGGCTTCGAGAATGCCCGATACCGAATCACCCGCATCACCGATCACCCGCGCTACCCGATGGTTGTGCTGGTCGTTTCCCCGGAGGACTGACGCCATGATTGATCACGATCTCGAATTGGCATTTTGCGCTGCGCTCAAATCTGACACTCAACTGAGCGGAATTCATTTCTTCACCGGACTGGATGACGAAACCCACAAGCTCCCTGCGATTACCGTTGTGGCGCGGTCGGAATCGCTTGCCGGATCGGCTGAGGTGTTCCGCTGCGATGTCGAAATCCGGGTCGAGACGCATGCTCACGACTCTCGGCCCAGCGATCACGTTTCCATTGTCGGACGCATCCGGGAACTGCTGGCATCAAAGAACGCAATGCTGGCTGCGCTGAACACGGGAGATGCCGTCCAGATCCTCGGATATGCGGCGGCGGGGTCCGGGCAGGAGGTGGATGATGAGAAATTCGCCACCGCGATGACTCTCAAGGTCGGCTGCCGGGTCTCGGCAAATTGACACCGCGTCCCGGATAACATGCCAGCCAGCGACGTCACATTCGGAATTACCCGTCATGCCGGGGCGCTCATCGACAGTGTTGAGACCACGCAATCCGTGCAGGTCAAAGAGCTTGCCGGAAGCAATGGCGAAATCGCCCGTGTCCACACCTACCGCTCGATGACCGAGGGGTCGGTCAAAGGTCATGGAACGCTCTCAGTCGTGCCGGGTGTTGGCGATCCGGGGGTGACCGGAGTCACGGGCGGGGTGACTGTCATCCCGGAGCTGAAGAAATCCGAGTCCAACGACGACTTCGACGGTTGGGAATACACGTTCAAAAACTATCCGAGCGCCACGGCGGTCTGATCCCATGCAACGAGGCGACAAACTCATCATCCTCCGGGAAATCGATGCGGATCCTGCAATCTCGGGAAAGACCGACCTGATTGCAGCATTGACGGCGCTGGGAATTCCCCTCGACACCGATTGCCCATATCAAGAGACGCGGGAAATGGTGGATGGCCACGAGCAGCGGGTCGTGACATGGGTTCTCAAACCATCCAGCGTCTGCGGGCGATTTGAAACACAGGCGATGCTGAAAGCGTGGGACGATCCGGCCTTCGCCAAGACAAACCCTGAGCATCCTTTTGCTTACATCAAACAGGCGTTCGAGAATCTTTTGCGCATCCGCTGCGGGGTGGCCGCACAGGCTCCGCTTGCGCTCATCCGCAAGGGCAAACGGATCGCCCTGATCCCCTTCGACCTCACCCCGGAACGACGGGAAGAACTCCTTGCCGAACTCGAATCATGAACTCTGACGAACGAACCGAAAAACAGATCGATGTGTTTATCGCCCCGGCGCCCGAGGCCGGACCGCTCAAAATGCGCCCGTTCTCCGCAGGGACGCTCACGCTTTGCCGAAAACTCGGGCTGACCATGATCCTCGGTAGCGCAGACGACAAGGCATCGCTCTCGGACGAGGAAAAGCAACGCCAGATCACCGCATTTCTCTTCATTCAGTCCGCCCCCATCGAAACCGTGAAGAAGGCGGCGAAGCTGGCTCGTGAGGACCGGGCGGCGTTCGAGGATCAATACCTTCTCGACTTCGAGTTGAACTTGCCAGTCGGCGCGATGGCGCAGGCGGTTGAGCAGCTCGCCGCAGGAATCGATCAGGTGGGTGCCGCGCAGTTTGAAGCCGTGCCCCGCGAGCAATCCGCAGGCGGCAGAGAGGATAGTCCTCCCCCAAACTCCTGACGCCAGCCTGGCTCGCGCTCTTTGTTTTCCAACTGGCGCGTGAGACTGGCTGGCACCGCGATTTCATCCTCTGGGAAATGCCACTGGCTGAACTGCTTCTTTACCAGCAGGCGGCGGTGTTCATCGAGGGCCGACATTGGCTCGTGGCCCCGTCGCCACCGGCACGATCCCAATGGGACGCACTCGTTTCCAACTGGCAATGAACGTGAAGTTCAAGTTCGACATGCGCCGACTGGAGAAGGCGATCAAGGATTTGCGCCCGCATGTCCGAAAGACGCAGGCCGAGTTGGTCGAGGGAGCCGCCAAAGGGTTCGTCAAGCGAGTTGTCGCCATCACGCCCCCGGCCTCGAAGGGTGTGAGCGGATCGAAAGCGAAGCAACAGGGCGACCAGGCGATCAAAAGCGACATCGCCCGGATCATGGTCGCTGCGGCACGGAAAGCCGACAGGGACAAGCGGAGCGCCGCTGCCTCGCCTGAGGAACTGCACCGCCGGTTCCGAGATAAACGGACTGGGCGGGTGAATCCCGGCTCGTTGAAGCGTCCCTATCGGGTAGGCAAGTCCGAATTGCTTGCTCTCCAGAGGCGTCTTCTCAAGGAAGTCGGCTGGCTCGCCGCCGGGTGGAATGAGGCGGCGAAGAAACTTGGAGTCCGCCTGCCTGCCTGGGTGGCCAGACATGGAAGCGGACGTGGTTCCATCGGAATTACGAGCGGAGCCACCCGGTTTCGCATCGCCATTGCCAACGAGGTCGGTTTCGTCGGCAACGTGAAGGGGTTCAGCCGGAGGATTCAGAGCGCGATCAACCTCCAGGCAAATGCGATGAAGCGGCAGGCCGAGCACTTTCTCAAAAAGAGCATCCGAAAGAGCGGCTTTCGGTAGCAACCCGCCGAGTTGTTTCCACTTGGCAGGATGGCAAGTCGAATGATAATCCATGCCACTCATGACACGCGAAGAAGCTCAACAGTATCTGATTAACGCGGCAGACAGCGGAACGCTGATGACTCCCAAGCATGATCCTGCCAACCTTACAACGACGTATCCGACATACCGCACGGTCCTCTCCTACGAGGTTGCGCAAAACATCGAGGTGTTCATAAAGTCGGGGCAGTATGTGATCACGGAATACGAAAACACTGCGCTTCCGACTTCTCCGATTTACTTGGAAATTCAACCTACGGGCAACTCAACCTTCTCTGTTCCCGCCTCTGGAGTTCCTCGAAACTCTCCGTTTGCGACTACATCAATGGATCGCATTATTGCTGTTTCAGGGAGCAACCAAGGATGGCATTTGTTTGGAGAATCAAGCTCGACGATTCAGCAGAAACTGTCAGCTGGTGATTTGAGCTTTAGAGGAGTGCTCTAAGAAATCTTGGTTAGTTTAGTGCATTGACACGGCGGCGGACGTGAATGTCCGCATCCGCCAAAGCCGTCTTTGAGGCCGACTCGGGAAAACTCGACGCGGCCCTGCTCAAAATTCAGGGATCAATGCTGCGCCTCCAGAAGGGCGTGGCTGGGCTTTTCGTCGCGTTTAAATCCCTCCAAGCGGCGGGGCAGGTTATTGGTGCCCAGTTCGATCAGGTCAAGAAGGCGTTCGATCTGGGCGGCGAACTCAACGATCTGAGTGCCAGGACCGGCATCGCCGTGGGCGATCTGGCCGTGCTCCGACAGGAATTTGCGAATGCGGGCAAGAGCGCCGAGGACGTTGGTCCCGCCGTCGCCAAAATGCAAAAGTCGCTCGCGGAAGGCAAGGGGGCGGACTTGATCCAGAAGATGGGGATCAGCATGGAGGAACTGAAGGCCAAGACGCCATCGGAGCAATTTCACGCTCTGGGATCGGCAATCGCCGGTCTCCAGAGCCCGCTCGACCGGGTGCAGGCATCCACAGCGATCTTTGGAAAATCCGGCGCAGAGCTTCTGAGCGTGTTTTCCGGCGGTAACTTTGGCGAAGCCGCCGCACAACTCGGTGGCCAGGCACAGATCCTCCAAAAAGATGCAGCCCTCTTTGATGACGTGGGCGACAAGCTTAACTTGGTGGGCGCCAAGGTGCAGGGGTTCTTCGTGGGCGTGGCGGACAAAGTCGCGCCGGTCTTGAAGCCGCTCCTCGACCGCATGGCGACGATGGATTTCTCGTCGTGGGGCCAGCAGATCGGCGACGTTGTCGCGTTCCTGATCCAAGCGTTCGCCGATGGCTCAATCAGCGACATCCTTTTCCAGAGCGCGAAGATCGCAATGGCCAACGCAGCGAACTTCACCCTCGGCATCTTCACCTCGCTCGGTCGCATCATCGGTCAGCTTCTTTCCGAAGCGGTCAAAAATGCAGTCCTGATGTTCCAGATCGTTACCACGGGCGACTTCTGGAAGGGCCTCGGCAATGCGCTGATTGCCGCCGCTCAAGGGTTTGTCGCCCTCATGCTCGATGGCGTGGCCATGATCCTTGGGGCACTCCGAAACGTGCCCGGCATCGGCGGAAAGATCGGCTCGGCTGCCGATGCCGTGGCGGGGCAGGCGCAATCTATGCGCGAAGGAGCGGCGGCAAGCGCGAATGCCTCGACCACCCAGCTCGGCCCGATATTCGACCAGATCAAAGGGCGAATGATGGAGGAAATGGCAAACGTGGTGAACGCCGCAAAGGAGGGATTCGGCCAGGGCGCGAGTGTTTTCGACACCGATGCCATGACCGGCGAACTCGATGCGCTCATGGGCAAGGTGATGGAGCGGGTTCAGACCGTATCCGAAAAATCGCTAGCCGAGGCCCCGGTCCAGCAGGTCAACGCGGTTGGCGACCAACTCCTCGAATCCACCGGAAAAGACAAGGTTTCGCACCTCCAGCGGATAGGGGGAGGCGGGCTCGCCGGTGCAGTGGATCCGGCTCGACTGGAGCAGAAACGGACCAACAGCCTGCTCGGCGACGTGCGGGGACTCCTGCGGGACATCCGGGGCAAGGTCGGCCCGACCAATCAACCGCAGGAGGGAGTTTTCGCATGAACGGCGAGCCATTGCAGCTTCTCGGCACGGGCGGGTCGGTGGACCGCAACGGGATCGTCTCGGTCGATGTGCCCATGTGGGTGGCGACGCTGGGCGAAGCACTCAGGGCCACGTCCAACCAGGGACTCGGGATTCCACTCGTTTCCCGCAATTTCAAGCAGAGCGAGGAGGGGGGATATGAAGTTACGCTTCATTTTGAGGGGCTGGAAAGCGAGGCGCAGGAAGACCAGACAACCTTCGAGTTCGATGTTTCGATGAGCGAGGATCCCATCGAGAGCCATCCGAACTTCGAGGCCATCGCAGCCAAATACGGATGGGACGATGTGGAGCGGGCATTTCCGAAGGCACCGCCAGCAGGAACGGAAAGCGGCAGTGCGCTCGGGAAAAAGAGCAAGGCGAAGAAGAACCCGCTCTATGGGATGGAAAGTTACCTGGCCGTCGGTGCGGTTTACCGGAAGACCTATGCGGTCAAACGCATCCCATCGAACGTCCTTCGCGGAATCGGCGGCATCGTCGAGCGTCCTCCGGGTGTCGGCCAATTCAACCTTCCG